CAACAGTTGATCTTTCTATCGCCCAAACTGGCAACACGCCACGTGGTCGTAAACCTTACTATGTCCAGAACTCTGTCAATTTTGCGACAGCCGCATCTAGCAAAGGTACTGCACTTGCAGCATCTGATGTTATTAAGGCTATTACCGTTCCAGCTAACACACTAATCCTTCATGCAGGATTTGAGGTAACTACTGCTCACGCAGGTACGTCTACCGATACTGCATTTGACTTTGGTGTGACGGGTGGTGACGTTGATAACTTTGTTGACGGCTTTGACTTTGACGGTGCATCAGCAGGTGATTACTCACCACAAGCAGCAGCCTTTAATCCTGTAATTGTAGGTGGAACAGCAGATACAATTGATATCCTGCTCCAAGCAATGACAGGTACAACTACTGCAGGTGTGGTACGTTGTTACGCTGTTCTGATGGACATTGACGACATTGGTTCAATCGGTGCTGACGAAGTAGATCGTGACGCACTGGCCTAACTAATACGGGGGGCGGCATAAGCTGCCCTCCCAACTCTTTTAAGGATGAACAATGGCTGAAACATTTCTTACATTAACAAATAAAGTGTTAGTTAAATTAAACGAAGTAGAGTTGACTTCTGCTAATTTTACTTCAGCACGTGGTGTTCAGGTTCAAGCGCAGAACGCTGTTAATGAAGCCATTCGTTATATTAATCAACGTGAATTTAATTATCCATTTAATCACTCTACTAAAACTGAAACATTAGTTCCGGGTACTGTTCGTTATAGTATTCCAACAGATGCTAAGTCGGTAGACTATAATACCTTTAGAATAGTTAAAGATAGTGACAATGCTATTTCTGGTGGCAGACTAGACAAATTAGATTACAACGAATATATAAATCATTTTATTACACAAGAAGATGAAATTACAACAACAACATTAAACGGTTCACATTCTAGTTCCGTAACTACGTTAACACTAACATCAACAACAGGCTTTGACTCTACGGGCAAAGTATACATTGGTAGTGAGATTGTAACTTATACAGGTATACTAGGTAATGATCTTACTGGCTGTACTCGTGGAGCAGAAAGCACAACAGCGGCAACACATGCAAGCGGTGTTCAAGTAGCGCAGTTTGATTCAGGTGATGCCCCATCTTTTGTATCCAGAACATTGGATAATAATTATTTACTGTATCCATATCCAGACAAAGCATTTAGTTTAAAGTATGATTACTTTACTTTTCCTAGTGACTTGTCTGCACATGGCGATACTACATCTATACCAGATAGATTTGCACCTGTAGTTATAGACGGTGCTGTGGCTTTTGTATATCAATATCGTGGTGAAACACAGCAGTATGGCATTGCCTTTGCTAGATTTGAGCAGGGCATTAAAAATATGCAGACACTCCTAGTAAATAAATTTGAGTATGTTAGATCAACATACATACCATACACGGGAAACTCAAGAAGTTCTAGTAATGTAAGGGCTAACTAATGTCAGCAGTACAACCTACCGCATTTAACTGTGAGGGCGGTTTAATACTAAATCGTTCTACCTTTTTAATGCAACCGGGTGAGGCATTAGAACTACGTAATTTTGAGCCAGACATTGAGGGTGGCTATAGGAGAATTAGTGGATTTTCTAAGTATGTGTCTGCTGTAGTTCCGCAAACTGCATCTGCTTCTGAAAAAGTTCTTATGGTGGCTACGTTTGGTAGCAAGGTATTAGCAGCTAGAGGTACATCTATATTTAGCGCAGACCCCGGTGGATCAAGTTGGTCTTCTATTGATAGTGGTAGAACAGGCGCAGGTATATATAACTTTGAACGTTTTAACTTTAATGGCACAGATAAAATAGTTGTTGTTGATGGTGCAAATGCACCTACAGTATTTAACAGTTCTTTATCTGCAACAGATGTAAGTGAAAGCGATGTAGCTGGTGCTAAGTTTGTCGCAGCATTTAAAAACCATATGTTTTATGCTGGTAAATCTAGTATACCACAGACTGTAGTATTTAGTCAGCCAGCAGATGAAGATGCCTTTAGTAGTGGTTCTGGTGCTGGTACTATTAATGTTGACGATACTATAACAGGACTTAAAGTTTTCCGTGAAGATTTATTTATCTTTTGTGAAACTCGTATATTTAAACTAAGTGGTACATCAAGTTCTAATTTTGCTATAGTGCCTGTTACACGTGACATTGGTTGTATAAATGGCAACACCATTCAAGAATTTGCTGGTGATCTTATTTTTCTTGGTCCTGATGGGTTGCGAACAATTGCAGGTACAGCAAGAATTGGTGACGTGGAGTTGGGAACTATAAGTTCTAACGTACAATCTATATTTAACGATAATATTAGTAGTGCATCAGAATTTACATCTACCGTTATACCAGATAAAACACAGTATAGAATATTTTTTACAAAATCTACTGTTGCGGAAAATCTTAGTAAAGGTATTATTTGTGTACTAAAAGGACAACGATTTGAGTTTTCTGAATTGCAGGGAATACGTCCAGCTTCTACAGATAGTTTTGTATCAGAAGGTAACGTAATTGTTTTGCATGGTGCATACTCAACAGGATATGTGTATAGACAAGAATCAGGTAATACTTTTGATGGCACTTTAATATTTGGTAGATATAGAAGCCCAGACTTAACAATGAATGATCCGGGTGTTCGTAAAAATATGCAACGGGTTATTATTAACTATAAACCTGAAGCAGCTATTAACTCTAATTTAATTCTTAGATATGACTACGAAGCAGCAGATTCATCAAGACCTGCTGCATATCCACTAGACTCTGAAGATGTTGTTGCTTTGTATGGAACATCTGTTTATGGCACACCTATTTATGGTGGTGCATCACAACCGCTAGTAAGGCAGTCCGTAGAAGGATCAGGATTTGCAGTAGCACTACGAGTAGAAGATAGTGCAGAGACAGCACCCTATTCGTTAAAAGGGTTTCAATTAGAATACCAGCTAGGAGAGAGAAGATAAATGGGTGATACTTATACTAGGCAGTCCTCCTACACTGACGGAGATGTTATCACTGCCGCACACACCAACAATGAATTTAATCAGCTTCTTGCAGCTTTTGCTGCCAGCACAGGTCATACACATGATGGCACTGCTGCTGAAGGTGGGCCTGTCACTAAACTACTTGGTAATGGATTAACATTTGGTGCTGGTACTGCTGGCACTGATATTACCATTACTTTTGATGGTGAGACTAATGATGGTGAACTAAAATGGATGGAAGACGAAGACTACTTTGAGTTTTCGGATGATATACTTGTAGCCAGCACAGAAAAACTACAGTTCCGTGACACAGCCATCTACATCAACTCAAGCACAGATGGACAGCTTGATCTTGTAGCTGACACAGAAATACAGATAGCTGCCACTACCATTGACATTAATGGTAATGTAGATATATCTGGCACACTAACAATCGGTAGTGCTGGTATATCTGAAGCAGAACTAGAAATACTAGACGGTGCAACAGTCACCACAACAGAATTAAACATCATAGATGGTGATACATCTGCTACGTCTACTACGGTGGCTGACGCAGACCGTGTTGTATTCAATGATGGCGGGACCATGAAGCAGGTGGCGGTCACTGACCTTGCCGCCTATTTTGATGACGAAATTACAGCGATGCCAAACCTCACCTCCGTTGGTACGCTGACAACTCTGACTGTAGATAATGTAATTATCAATGGCACAACCATAGGTCACACTGATGACACTGACCTAATTACATTAGCAGACGGTATCGCCACAGTTGCTGGTGAAGTGTCTATGACCACATTAGATATTGGTGGCACTAATGTTACATCAACTGCAGCAGAACTTAATATTCTTGACGGTGTTACCGCGACAGCAGCAGAACTTAACTACAGCGATACGGGTGCTGCTGTAGGCACGGTTGTAGCTAGTAAAGTTGTTACTGTAGATTCTAACAAAGACGTAGCCAGTTTCCGTAATATTACACTTACAGGTGAATTAGATGCTGGTTCATTGGATGTATCAGGTAATGCCGACATTGATGGTACACTTGAAGCTGATGCAATCACTGTCAATGGCACAGCACTGAATACTGTTATTGCGGGGGTGACTGTTACTGACGCAACCAATTCTGCCCATGTTTTAGTAACAGACAACGAAAGCACCAACGAAGAAAACCTCATCACCTTTGTAGAGGGTGCTACTTCTAGCACAGGTAATGTTGGCCTAGAAATGGATGGTAATCTTACTTACAATCCAAGTACAGGCACTGTAACATCAACTATATTTAAGGGTAACATAGACGCAGTAGATGGAGACTTTGATGGTACTCTGGAAGCTGATGCAATCACGTTAGACGGCACAGCGATTACCACAGTAGCTACTTTGTCTACTGGTATATCCAACGGCAACCTGCCTGTGTTTACCAGCGGTGCTGCCGACAATGATTTCCTACGTATTGACGGTACATCTATTGAAGGGCGTTCTGCATCAGAGGTGCTGTCAGATATAGCAGCAGCACCAGCAGCAGGAAGTTCTAACATTGTTACAACGGGTGCGCTAAACAGTGGCAGCATCACCAGCGGATTCGGTGCTATTAATAACGGATCAAGTGCTATTACAACTACTGGCACTATGACATTCGGTAGCTTGTCTGATGGTTCTATTACAGTTACAGCATTTGTTGATGAGGACGACATGTCATCCGACAGTGCTACACTTATTCCTACACAGCAGTCTGTTAAAGCATTTGTAGAGGCTAATGCAGGTAGCTTTAACAGCTTCTTTATAGAGGATGATGATGGCACAGAAGTTACGATTGACAACGCCAAAGAACTAAAGTTTATCGGTTCAGGAATAACCACTAACTTTACTGACACGTCTACGGGCAGTGATGGTGATCCATTTGATCTTACGTTTACAGTTGACGCTGCACAAACTGGTATTAATTCTATAAAAAACACCAGTCTTGTTATTGGTAGAGATGATGATAATCTAATTAAATTTAGCACAGATAATCAAATCATCTTTGAAGTATCTGGTGGTGACAACGTAATATTTAAGGCTAGTGGTGAAATTGAAGCAAGCAGTCTTGATATCAGTGGTGACATAGACGTAGACGGCACCACTAACCTTGATGTTGTGGATATTGACGGTAATGTTGACATAGCCACTTCGGCAACGCTTACTTGTGGCCCAATCGTTTCATCAATATCTGACCACACCAACCTTTCACTAACCTCAACAAATGCAGATGCAAATGCTGGGCCTAAAATAGCTTTAATAAGAGACTCTGGTAGCCCTGCTGATGATGACCTTGTTGGTGGAATTTTATTCAAAGCCGATGATGACGGAGGAAACTCTACA